GGATCACAAAACTTCGTGGTAGCTGTAAACGAGCAAGGCGTTGCTTTAGAAACCTTCAAGGCCAGCCTTGTCGCTTCTGGTGCGTTCTTGGAAGACGTAATTAACACTGGAGAAACAAACACTACCTCTAGAGTTATTAAAGGCAACATTGTTAGAGACGGTTCTGACGTTGCTGTAACTGCTCTAACTAAGTTTTCAGATTCAATAAGCCAACTAACCACGGGACTATTCGATATCTCTTTCCAGGGGAGCGTAGCGATTGATAAGATTGGAGGTAGATTTGCCAAACTTGTAGGTACTGCCGCCACCAACTTAGCTGGTGGCACGAACGGTATCGCTGCTACTGAGAATGGTCGAGCTACCTCTTTGATTGGTGACGCTACGACAGAACCCAAGACAGGAATGCAAGCTCTAGACGATGATATTATCAACGTCGGCGTGGCCCTTGTTCCTGGTGTATCCACACAAGAAGTTCAAAATAGTCTTATTACTCTAGCGGAAACTACGCAGGACTTCATGGCTCTTGTTGCTCCTCCTTATGCGGTAGGAACTGTTCAAGATGCGATTGATTGGACTAACGGTCAGGCTTCTACAACGGGATCAAGAACGACTGCGATCAACAGTTCGTTCGCTGCGGTTCACTGGCCTTGGGTAAAAGTATTCAGCACCTTCGACGGCAAGGACCGATGGTATGATCCGTCTATCTTTGCTGCTAGACAGATGGCCTATACAGATGCCGTATCAGACACTTGGTTCGCTCCTGCTGGCTTCCAGCGGGGTCGTTTGACTAAGCCTACAGAGGTAGAGGTCAAGCTCAACCAGGGCGACAGGGACAGCCTTTACAGTGGCGGTAACATCGTAAACCCGATTGTTGCTTTCCCTCAGCAAGGGCTTACTATCTTCGGCCAAAGAACAGGTCAAAGAACTCCTACCTCGCTAGATAGAATTAATGTCAGAAGACTAATGATCTATGTCAGAAAGGTCATACTTGCTTCTACTCAACGGTTTGTCTTCGAGCCGAACGACGAGTTTACTTGGTCACAGATTGAGGGTGTTGTTAACCCCTTCCTTGATGACATCAGAAGAAGACGGGGAATTACAGAGTTCCGAGTTGTCTGCGACGAGACTACAAACACACCTCTTCGCGTAGACCGTAACGAACTCTGGACAAAAGTTCTTCTCAAGCCTACCAAGACCGCTGAGGTCATCGTGTTTGAGATCAACCTAACCAATCAGTCCGCTGATCTAGGAACCCTATAAGGAGATAATTAATGGCAACATCATATTACAAGACAAAATACGGTAGAGATTTCACTCCGGGTCAGGGGCTTCCTACCGTCTCAACTGACCTTGATTCAGTGCGGGCGTATCAGTTCGAAGCTCACTTCTTCGGGCTCCCTCAGGACATCACCAACGTCCCAGATCTAACCCTTGCCGCTAAGAAGGTGGGTGGTTTAGAGATGCGGAACGAGGCTATTGTTGTTGATCGTGTTAACGATAAGCTTCACTACCCAGGCAAGACTACTCCAGGTGAGCTTACTATCGACTTCGACAACCTCTACCTTCGTGAGACAGCTTCTGACCTCTACCGCTTCTTCCGTCATACCTATGATCCACTCACAGGTGAAATGACTAAGAGCGCCCAGCCGGGAGGAGGTGCTGGTAACACATTCAAGGCAGACAAGCTTGAGATTGTTCAGTTAGACAACACTCTAACTCCTCATTCTACCATCGAGCTTTACGGAGTGTACCCCACTTCCTGGCAAGCTGCGGAATTTAACTATGCCACTAATGATTTCCACATGCTTACAGTGAACTTCAAGTACGACTTCATGAACGTCTACAACTACACAAACCCTACTCAGTGATTTTAAATTAGGTTTTTAGCCCCGTCCTTTACCTGTGTGGGCGGGGCTATTTTTTTCATCTATAATAAGATATGGATTATTTCTCGGAATTACTAGAGAGCTACAGCAAGCTAAAGAAAAGGACGTATAAGATTACTTATATCAGTGAGGGTAAGGATTATACTCCAGAGCAATTAAATGCTTTTCCTGAGATAGACTCTGCAATTCAGGCTGCGGCACAAGGTAATGCTCAGGGAAAGCTGGGTAAGAATAAAAATATTGAAATTTCCCCTGCTAAGGATAAGCCTGGGTATGTTACGATATCAGGATCTAATTTAACAAGTAAAAATTTTAACGCCTCTAATTATAAAAACGATATCAACCCAAACAAAACTCACGAAGGAAGTTACTCTAAAAAACTTTTAGGTGCTTGGGCTCCTGACACAGGAGAAGGGGGTGATAAGGGGTTGACCCCAGAGGAAATTGAGAAGAAGAGATTAGCAGACGCGAAAGCCGAAGAGCAAGCAAAAAATTTAACTGTTGAGGGAAGCTTAGAGGACCCTGAATATGTTGATCTAGTTCCGAAAGCTAAAGAGATCTTAAGCCGCTTACAGAAATTAGCTAGAGAAGGTCTTTTTGGTGACATTACCGAAGCTCAAATAGCTTCAACTTATTTTACGAAAGGAAATCAAACTTTTTCCACAGGAATCTTAGGGAAGATAATGTCCGCTGAAGTACGGACTGTAGATGATGATGGCTTGTCTACTGAAGCTAAGATGAGTCCTGCTATGGCTGCTAAGATCCTGGATAACTTTGAAGCCGTCACTTCATTTATAGCTCTTCCTGAAGAAGAAAAAAAAGATGCCTGTGAAGATGTAAAGCGCCAAGTAGGTTTCTACAAAAACCAATTGATTCTCTTCGGAAACGACCCATCAGAATTACTTGTAGTGGGATCTAATAAGTCTCCGAACAAGCTTTATCAAATAGGCTTAAACGCCATAGAAGATAGCTGTGGGTTTTCCAAGAACGATTTTACTAAAGTTGCTGGTAGTGCATTTTCAACTCAAGAAAAGAACGCCGTCAAGGGAGTTTTGTTTGAAGAGTTTCATGTTGTTGCGGCCATGATGGTTAATGGCAATATAGAAGAGGGAAAGGCTGCTTTAATTTCAGCTTTAAAAAGCAAGGCGGCTATCCTAAAAGATATACAGGCTGCGCGTGGGGATTCTGGACTTACACTAGATGAAGCTTTTGCTCAAGTAGTTCAAGACGAGTTATTAGAAGCCTTGGGTGACGATGAGGCGCTTAAGAAATATTTACTCACCGAAATGTCCCTGGCTCTTCCTTTTGCAAAATTCATGGACGCCGACAGTGTGCAGCCAGTTGGCCTAGAGGTTGCTACTGGAGCCAGAGAAGACCTTGATTACGTTTACTCTGATCAAGATAAAGCATTGGAAAAAGCAGAGGCCATTGGTAGTGAGGTTCGAGTAATAGGTCCTAACCAGTACGCAGTTGGGGTAGGATTAAAAAGGTTAGCAGAGATACAACAAGCAAAGTTCGGTGAGATAAACTCCATCAGAAGAATGTTGGAAATCCTCGCTGGAGGAGGGAAGGGAAAAAATCTAGATCCTGAGTTCCAAACATTCTTATACAAAAACCTGTATGATTATTCAACAGAAAGAGAAATTGAGACTGCTAGGTATGCAGAAGATCTAGAAGCCAAGGTAGCTAAAGCTGCGGTGCCCTTCATGGAGAACACCACATATACAAAGGGAGGAAAGATAAAAGCCATTACTCCTGAGCAGTTGGCTAAGTCTGCGTTCGCTTCTATGAAAAAAAGGTTAGGTTTTTCTGACCTAAAGAATTCTGCTTTGAGAGATACCTTATTCGATAAGAAAGGTAAAGAGTTTGTGTTGAAAGAATTTGCTGGAGATGGACCCACAGCAGAAGATAACAGGCAGCGACTAGGAGAGAAAGTAGGTAGGTTGGAGAGAATGAATCAACTAAAGAAAGATCTTGCTTCTGGCAACCAAGCTGCGGAAGATTACGTTATGGCAATGGCTTTTACCTGCGGGGCTAATACTAGAGACCTATCTCAATTGATTAGCGATGACTCTGGAAAGGTTTTAGCCGTTAAGCATAACAAAATCCTAACTGACATTGCTCAAGCTAAAGATCGTAAGTTTGAAGTTAAAGGAACCAAGATAATAATTTCTGGTGGGGGGTCAACGGTGATACTAGATCAGTCTCACACGAAAACTTCTGCGGGTAAAAGTAATACTAGAACATCCTTGTATGTTCCTAAAGAAACCCTGGAGAAATATGCTTCCGACGAAGACTTTAGCCCCACACAGAAAACTAGAGAAGAAGTAACTAAGCTATTTATTCAAGGACAAATTAAGCTTCTAGAAGAACTACTTAATCAAACCAATGATAATCCTCTTCTTTGAGTAAATCATCTAAGTAATACATCTTATATGATTTTTCTTCTTTGTGAATCTCTATATATTTATTACTTGTGTATATTATATAAGAGGGCACAATCACCAGGGTTTTCTGTCTATCTTGTTTAAATATGACCATTGGTTCTTTTTTGCACAAGTCTGAATCTTTTTGGCATTGAAGAATAAATTTCCAAAAGTCGGATCTATAATTATAAAGACTATAGAGATTTTCCTTATTGTATCCCTTCTTGCATTCTATGCAGTAGCGGAAATTCTTTGGGGTAATCAAGTCTCCATGTAACTTTAAATGATCAGGTAGATTGTGCGTTGTAGCAAACGCTCCTGACCCAGGCGTTCTAGAGAACTCTTTGGTGTTGAACCTTTTGTTTAGCATCGTGGCTATCTGTCGTTCAAAAGATGCACCTTTAGTCCTGCTGTTAACCTTCTTTTTTTTCTTCAACTTGGAAAAGTCGTAATTGTCTTCCATAAATATAAACCTCATACTATTATAGTGTAATGGATACTCAAAAACAAAGTATCAAACTTGATATACAAAACTGGAGACTCCGCATAGATCAGCGGAGCAGAAATAGAATGAAAATACAAATTAAATTATCTAAAGACGAAGCACAAGCCTTCAAGAACTTCTCCGACATGGTTAAACCAGAGGAGGTTAGCGATGACGACTTCATGAAGACGGTCTTTGTTGCTGGATGTGAAACTCTTAACCGACAACTACAAGAGTTGGTACAAAAGTACGCGGTGGAGAACCAAGAGGAGCTTGCTGCCTCAGGCATCACTGTTGTTGAGGGTGAAGATGGACAGGTTCAGCTTATGGATTCTGAAAAGGCTGAAACCACAGAAGCTACTGAAGAAGCATGAAATACAGTTTGCAATTCCTTAGAAAGGAAAACGACTTAAATAAGATTCTGTCGCAGCAAAAAATAAATAAGTCTAGCATGAGTATTCTTTTCGTTTCCGATTGGGATGATTGGTGCTCAGGCTTGGTAGATGAACTTAGAAATAAGTATGGGGAAAATGAAGACGGAGAGAAGCTTTATGTTGTAAATAGCTTCGATATGCCGCACAGCTTCGTTATCTATGGAAGTACGAAGGTGCCGCACCTTGTTCGGTTGAAGAAAGGCAAGGTTAAATCCGAGTTCTATCTACCAAATATATACAAGCAACTAAAGGTCTAAGTTATCTTTATGAATGTCGATGTAATTTTCGATTTTCTGCTTGTATTTTTTCTCTCTGGTGTACATAAGCTTGAGTTGGTTTAGAATTACCGTCGTAAAGTAATTAAACGCAGTGCCTTTCTTGGGCTTGAAATTCTTAACCGTCTTGAGCACCAGAGCAAAGCATTCCTGCTTGGCATCGTTGGGGTCTACTTCAAACTTGAAGGACTCAACGATGTTTTTTATTAGGAGTTCGAAGACAGAAACCAGATCTTCTTCGTGAGTTTGCGGGTCTTCTTTGTATAATAAGATGATTCTCTCAAACTCGTCATTGTCTATATATCTATTTCCCATACCTTATAATAGTATGTTTGACCTCAATAAGTTGTATGCTGGCAGCAATATGGCTGGTGGTGACCCAAGAT